ATAAAGACCCACGATTTAACGACTATGTGTTACATAGCGGAGTACTGTGGAAAGTAAAACTTACTCAGGATGCTAATAATCACCAGCCCATTAAAGAAGGCCCTTATTGGACAGCAGGAGATATTTGTGGAAAATCTTTAGCTTCTTGTAGGCTTAGGTTTTACGCCAAAGTTCACGAAACTATACCTACTGCTGTATCTGCTTCTGCGAATAAATCTCAAATTTCTCTACCTTTTGGAGGTTTTCCTGGTGCTGTACAAAGACGATAAACAAATTTTTGAATATTTTGTAGAACAGTTTCCTAAGGAAGGTTGTGGCCTACTACAGAATAAAAAAGGTAAGCTTTACTGGATACCTTGTGAGAACAAAGCTGAAAATCCTGAAGAAGATTTTTATATTGACCCTAAGGAGTATATTAAAGCGAGCCTATCAGGCGATATATATGCCATAGTACATAGCCATCCAGATACGGGAGAAGAGCCCAGCGAGGCGGACATTAAGGCAAGTGACTTTTTAGGGATACCCTATCATATCTACTCGCTAGAGACAATGAAAAAGTATGAATATATCCCTAAGAAGTTAAGAACTCCTCTTCTAGGAAGAAACTATGAGTTTGGTAAATATGATTGTTACTCTTTAGTAAGAGACTACTATGAAAACTTAGGAATTATACTTCCTAATATACCTTTTGAAGATGACTGGTGGTTAAAAGGTTTAAATTATTTTGATGAATTATTTGATGCTTTTGGGTTTGTAGAGGTAGAGCAACCTCAAGAGCATGATGGAATTATACTTCAAGTATACTGCGAAGTTCCAAACCATTGTGGAATTTATTTAGGTGAAGATATATTCATGCACCACGCAGTTTATAGGTTATCCTGTAGAGAATCTCTCTACTCGGGTTGGAGACAACATGTTAAGAGGTTTGTAAGATGCAAAGAGTTTATTTAAATGGCGGAATCGCAGAGTTTGGCCATTACTGGGAATCAAACTGTACTAATATTAGAGATATATTTAAATTAATAGACTGCCAAACCCCAGGCTTTCGCAAATATATAATAGATGCTGCAGAAAGTGGTGTAGGTTTTGAAATTCAAAGAGGGTCAGAAATACTTAGTGACGAACAAGAACTTTTTCTAAGCCTTAACGAAGAGGATATAATTATTACTGAAGTTCCTGTAGGATCTAAATCTGGCGGGGCCAAAATTTTAGCAGCGTTAGCAATTGCAGCGTTGTTTTTAATACCAGGGACACAGGCTTTACTTGTTGGTAGTGGTCCTATGCCTTTAGCGGGTGGGACTGTTCAAGTTGCAGGGGCGGGAGCTTTAACTACTCCTGGTCTTATAGCTGCTTCCATCGCTGTAAACTTAGCGATTACAGGTATCTCTCAAATTATGATGCCAGGACCAGAAGTAGATAATGGTACTGATGACGCTTATCTTTTTGATGGACCTACTAACTCAATTACCCAAGGACTCCCAGTACCTGTAGCTTATGGAGAGTTAGTAGTAGGGGGAGCACCTGTATCTCAATACTATAGACCTGCCAGCCAGGCGATAAGCGGAGCTGGGGGTTGGATTGATACTTTTGTTACGGGATTACTATATATACCTCCAGTAGACCAGCTTAATAATTACGATACAAGCACTGAAAACACGACGGAATACGCATAATGGCTTTTAATAATACTACACGTAGACAACGAGGAACTGTATACGATCTTATCGCTCAGGGAGAGATAGAGGGGGTAGTAGGGGGATACTCGGGAGTATATTTTAACGGATCTTCTTTACTAGACTCCGAAGCCGCAAGCTCTATCGCACCAAAATACGGTACGGCTACAGTCACAAACGTATCTAATAAAGCGACTCTTACAAATTTTGGTAAGTTATTTGACGGTGTAGACTTAGCAAAAGGAGACCGGTATGTTTTAATTAGACAAGCAGGGGCTGCTGACACTATTGATGGAGCAGTGGCTAAAGGTGGTAATGAAATAAAAGTTACTACACCTTCTTTTTTAAACCCAAAATATCTGAGTAACGCTACAGGAGAACTACCTGCCTTTTTTGAGGATTATGTTAATCATTTTGTTCGTATCACTCTAGCAGATGGGACTGTACATACTTGTATTTTTACTGCTATATATGATGATAATGAAAACATTAAAGGTGATTGGAAAGTAGGGCAGTACTACCAAGTTGGTCAGGTAGTTCGTGCCACTGATGAAGACGGGTCTTATTACATAGCTTCGGGCACTGCTGGGGGCGCTTCCAATGGAGACTCTAGTAATCTTTCTGGAGGCTCAGACACTGGTTCAACTAACTTGACTTGGAGTACATATACTCCCTCCTCAGGAAAAGCTACTATAGAACCCCCCTTATCCGGCGCTGTACTAGACAATGCAGCAATATCTGTAGATTTTATGGCAAAAGTAGAATCTGGTTTAGGAACCAATACAGTAACTCTAGCTATTCCAGCTCCCTCCACTCCCACTTCTGTACCTGTAAGAGTTTCTCCCGCTATTATGGGTACGGGTACAGAGACTATTACTCCTAGGTATGACGGAGCTAGTGTTCAAATATATAAAGGTACTAGAAGCCAAAAAGCCTACTCAATATCTAATTTTGTACCCAGTGCTGCTTTTTCTTTCGCTCAAGGTACTCAATTAACTTGGTCAACCTATGGAAGAGCCCCTTCAGGATCTCAAACACAAATTATCTTTGACTCTAATAACCAGACCTTTGGACAGAATACTTCTTCGGAGATAGATGCTGTAGATATTAATATAGAATTTCCTGGAGGTTTAAGGCATGTTACAGATTTAGGTAACGATATTCAAGCTTATGTAGAGTTTCAAATAGTACTAGAGTGGAGGCCTGCAGGACAAGAGTCTTGGGAGAGTAGGTTAGTTTACGGCAATAACTACACTAATGGATCACTAGCCGCCAATAATGTCGAAACTTTTAATCCTTTTACTCAGTTAGCCCCTTTGTGGTCTGCCCCAGGAGCTGGAGATGGGCTAAAACTGGCCGCTAGAGACTATATTTATGGTAGTAAGGGCATAGGTAAAAGTTCTTATAGGGGAGACAGCGACGCTCTTTTTATAAAAAACAATGCAGGTCCTTTCCTTGCAACATTCACTGTAGACCTTCAATCAGTAAAACCTTTTGACCAGTGGAGAGTACTTATAAGAAGAATGAGCCCGGACACTTCTTCAGATTATACTAGAGCCAACAATAACTTTTCAGGCCCTACTACGTTAAAAACTATTGATTGTTATATTTATGATAAATTAAGCTATCCTACTAGTGCGTACTCTGTAGTAAATTTCAGCGCTGAGACTTATAATACTCCTCCCTCTCGTTCTTATCATATACGAGGAAAAAAGGTAAAAGTTCCTTCCAATTATTTTACGAGAGAAGAGACAGGCACTGTTGCAAAATATACCCGCCATAAAACTACTGGAGTAGATACGGGAAGCCACGTAACTTGGGACGGTAGTTTTCGGGGAGTAGGCACTAATCCTACTTCTGTAAATTTCAGAAAAGTATACACAAATAATCCTGCGTGGATTTTTTATGATATTATTACAGATAAAGAAATAGGACTAGGAGAGTTTCTAGAAGAAGCCGATATTGATATATATTCTTTATTTCAAATCGCTCGTTATTGTGACGAGTTAGTACCAGACGGCAAGGGAGGTTTAGAGCCTCGCTTTACTTGTAATGTTTATCTATCTAGACAGGAAGAAGCTTACAAAGTGTTAAAGGATCTAGCTACTGTTTTTCGTAGTATGATGTTTTGGCTTGATGGTAAGATTACGGCTATTCAAGATTCTCCTAAAGAACCTGTATATACGTTTACTCAAGGAAACGTAAAAGATGGGATGTTCGAATATTCATACACAGGACAAAGAGCTAGAAGCAATCAAGTAAACGTTACTTGGAATAATCCCGAGGAGCTATACAAGAAGACTGTACTAACTGTAGAAGACACTGCTAATATTATAGCTCAGAATAGGATTGTACAGAAAGATATTGTAGCTTTTGGGTGTACCTCCGAAATCCAAGCCCATAGATTGGCTCAGTGGCACTTACTAACAGATGCGTATGAGACAGAAGTTCTTACCTTTTCGACAGGTATTAACGGGGCTTTTTTACGCCCTGGAGATATCGTCAATGTCCAAGACCAAACTTTATTCAACATAGAACAAAGTGGCAGAGTCTCTAGTTCTAGCTCTACAACTACTTTAGTACTGGACAGGGAAGTGAGTTTAACAGGTTCTGCTTCTAACTATAATCTTTATCTTATATACTCAGGTGCTGCTGCATATCTACAGCAACCTTCCGCAGTTTTAGACGGAGTTACATATTCTAGGGGAGAGATACTTCTCACAAACGCGGCAGGAGTTTCTATAGTAGATAATGCTTCGTTACCTCTAACAGCCGAATTAGCCGCTAATTTAGTAGACGATTCAGGTAATCTCGTATCAGTTCAGTTTTCTGAAGATTCTCGTATAGAGATAAAACAGTTAAGTACTTATACTGCTGCCACTAAAACTGTTGTTGTTACAGGATCTTTTTCAAGCAATCCCAACACAGATACTGTATGGGCAATAGTTGACCGCAATGTAGAAACTCAAGATATTAAAAAATATAGGGTAATGGGTATTTCAGAAGAGAACCCTTCTGAATATTCAATTACAGCTAGTAAGTATTACGAAGCAAAATTTGATGAGCTTGAGCAAGAGAAACCTGTAGTAACAAATGAATTTTCGAACTCTAGCGGTAGAAATGACGTTGTACCTGCCCCTAGATCTGTTGCTTTTGATTTGCTTCCCTCCTTCTCAAATTCTTCAGAGACTTCTTCTACTTTAAGTTATAAAGCTTCTATATCGTGGGGATCACCTTTAGAAACTTTTAAAGGTACTGAAAGAGACTACAGATATTTAGAAAGTTATGAGATACGACATAACTTCTATGGAGAGATTACAGAAATAAAAGATATTCCGCCTTCTACTACTTCCTATGATATTCCAAATATAAGTGCAGGAACCTATACTATAGCAGTTAGGGTCAAGAGTGATTTTTCAACGTACTCTAATTGGACCGAAAAGGTACTAAGTGCTGGTACGCCTGTACTGGGAAATTCTCTATTAGGCTTAGTATCGCAAGGCGGTACTCTTAATACTACTATAGTTTTTGACCAAGATGTTAATAAGATTTTATTAAAGTCTTCTACATATACTTATGTAAGCCCAAGCAACGTCGTTTATTCTAACACAGCTAATACGGCAGATACAATCTCCGAAGATTTTTCTAGTCTACCAAACTCTCAATCAGCTTATTTTTTGTTTGATTATGCTCAGGCTATTGCTTCTTCGTCAAATCCATGGAGAGCCGTACAGGTTCATACAGATGCTACTATCGAGGATACTGGAGGTAACGCAACTAACTATAATTACCTTAAGCTTTTAGGGGCATCAAATAATGGACTGCAAACTTTAACTAATGCTACTGGAGGAATAAGTATACCCCAGAACAGTGCTACAGTTACAGGAACAAACACTTCTTTTACTACTGAATTAGCTGTAGGGGACTTAGT